TGGTGACGTCGACCGCCCAGCCGGACAGCTGCTCTGCGCCCCCGATCGCGACCCGCACCGTGCCGGCAACGGGCTTCGTGATGGTGCGGACCCAGGTCGCCCCGCCTGAGGTGTAGCGCTTCACGAGCGGGAAGGCGGTGCGCTCGCCGTCTCCGATGTCGAGAATTTGGTCCGTAGGCGCCGGCGATGCGGAGGGCAGGCAGGACTTGTGGTCCGCCCAGTCTTTGAAGCGGAAGCCGTGGAGGCGGCCGTTGCGCGCCTCGAAGAACGCAACGACCGCCGCGAGATCGTCGGCCCGGCGGATGCCGTAGGCGACGTCGTACCGGCGCCGGGAGTTCGCCCAGCTGGCGTTGCGCTCCTCGGCGCCGGACGCGAGCTCGACGATTTGCGTGCGCCGCTCCGGCCCGCCGCGCGCGCCGCGGCTGATGTTCTCCGGGAAGCGGACTTCGTGGAACGCCATCACAGCCCCCGTCGGCCGAGCGCGACGGCGCGCGCCACGTCCGCCGCCACCTGCGTGCGCGAGCGGGCAAAGCTCTCGGCATCGCGGGTCACGATGTTGATGGTGAACCCGCCGGGCGCATGGCCGCGGTGGTACGCTGCGGTCTCCCGTCGCGAGAGGACGCGCTCGCCCCGCTGCAGGATCGCGGGCACCTCGTCGGGGCGCAGCCCCGCCACCCCGCCGTCATGGAGCCGGATCGCGCTGGAGAACGTCATGCCGGGGATGAGCTGCATCCCGGCGGTGTTGTTCGTCCCGGTGGCGAGGCCGCTCCCGCCGACGAGTCCGGTTCGGTTGAAGACGCCGGTGAACATGGAGCCCACCCGCGAGATCGCGCCGGAGAGGGCGTTCGACAGCGGCCCCAGCACGAACTTCCGGGCCGACAGGCGGGCGAGATCGACGAGCATCTCGTTGATGAGGCTCCGGAAGTCGACCTTGCCGGTCTGGACGAACTCGGCGAATGCCTCCTCCGCCGCGCGAAACGCATCCACGAGGGTGGCGCCGATGCCCTTGCCGAGGTCGGCCGCCTCCTTCGCGTACTGCGCGAGGGCGCCGGTCGCCGCTTCCCAGCCGGTCTTCGCCACCTCCGCCGCCTTCTCGATCTCGGGCGTCGCCGCCTTCGCCGTCTCGTCCGCTCGGGCGAGCCCGGTCTCGAGGGCGCCCGCAGCGGTGGCCGCCCGCGAGATCGCCGCCTCGCCGGTGTCGCCCGCCTTCTCGGCAGCCTGTCCGAGCGCCGCGAGGGAGCGGAGCGGCCCGAACACGGCCTTCGCCGCCTCGGAGGCGGACGCGGCAAGCCCGTCGGCGCGCGCCGTCGCCTCCGTCACCGAGTGGGCGAGCTCGTAATAGCCCGAGCCGGCGCGGACGGCGGCGCCACTCACCTGGAGCATGGTTCCGTCGAGACCCGGCAGGCCCCTGAGGCCGTGCGCGACACGGTGGAGGAGGTCGGCCAAGCTCTTCTGGATCCGCGCCATCACCGAGAGCCATGCGGCCTCGATCCGCGCCCACTCCGACCGCAGTGCCAGCGTGAGCGCCTCGCCGCCGAGCTTGATGCGATCCCATACCTCGGCGGCAACGTCGGCGAGGAGCGTCATGGCATTGCCAAACCCGCCCGTCGCGGCAACGAGGCGCCCGAACTGGTAGACGAGCTCGCCCGCGCCGACGATCAGCGCACCGATGCCGGTACGGATCAGCGCGCCACGCAGGAAGACGAGCGCCGTGGCGAGCACCCGCACGGAAAGCGCGGCCGCGGCCATCGCGGCGATCCAGCGGCCGGCGAGGAAGGCCGCGAAGGTGGCGGCATAGGTCGCGAGCCGGGCGAGGTTCTCCATGAGCCCGTCGATGGCCCGTAGCAGGATCCCGCCCTCGGAGGCGACCGCAACGAAAGCCGAGGCGAGCGCCTCCAGCGCCGGGGCGGCTGCCACGGCGATCCGGTTCTGGAGCCCCTCCAGCACCAGCGAGACGCGATCGAGGGCGAGCTGGGTCCGCTTCAACGCCTCCAGCGCGTTCCCGTCGAGGACCGCGCCGAGGCTTTCCGCCTCGTCGCCGAGGCGGGCCATCTCGGCGCCGCCATCGCGCAGGAGCGGCAGGAGGCGCGTGGCGTCCGACGCCATCGCCTCCATGTGGAACGTCATCTCCTGCTGGGAGAGGCCGGCCCGCTCGAGAGTGTCGACGAAGAGCTGGAGCGCCTCGGGACCGGAGAGCTTCGCGAAAGCCTCGGCCGTCACGCCGACGCGTGGCGCGACCTTCTCGAAGAAGTCGGCCATCGGCCCGCCGCTGGTCTGGATGAAGTCGCCGACGCGGTCGTTCACGTCCTTGAGGATGTCGGCGAGCTTGTCCTTCTCGATCCCGACCGTCCGCGCACCGGCGGTCCAGCGCTGGAAGCTCTCGGGGGTTGCGTAGGCGATCTGCGCGAACTCCCGCAGCTCGGCGGCGCTCTCGGTCGTGCTCCGGACGATCAGCCCCAGCGAGGCGGTCGCGGCCGCGGCCGCCGCGGAGAGCGCGACGCCGGCGGCGCGGGCGAAGGTGGCGAGCCGCGCATTCGCCGCCTCCATCTCTCGGCTGAGGCGGCCGAAGCCGCGGGAGCCGGCCTCACCGACGCCCTCGAGCTCGGCCCGCACCTGCCGCCCGCCGGTTGCGCTCAGGCGGACGCTGACCCTCTTCTCCGCCATCGTTCATGCACTCCGGGAATCCAGCGAAACGAAGCCTGACCTTGCCACGTGTATCGTTACGTGATACATGACGTCCATGATCGTGGGCACGAAGGGCAAGCGCGCAGCCGACGCGGTCAGGGGCCACTTCGGCAAGGGCTTTCCTTCCGATCTCGGTAGGCGGACGCGTGCCATGCTCTCCGCGATGGATGCGGCCGTGGTCCTCGAGGATCTGCGTTTTCCGCCGGGCAACCAACTCGAGGCGCTCAAGGGCGATCGCGCCGGTCAGCACTCGATCCGCATCAACAACCAGTGGCGGATCTGCTTTGTCTGGACTGATCAGGGACCCGTCGACGTCGAGATCGTCGACTACCATTAGGAGCCGAAGTCATGAGCCTGATCACTGAGCCGTCTCATCCGGGGGAGATCCTGAAGGAACTCTACCTGACCCCGCTCGGCATGAGCGCCATCGCGCTCGCGAAGCGGCTTAAAGTGCCGCGCACCCGGATCGAGCGCCTCGTCAAGGGAGACACGGGTGTCTCGGCCGATACCGCCATGCGGCTCGCCCGGGCCTTCGGGACGACACCGGAGTACTGGATGAACCTGCAACGCGCTTGGGATCTGGCGCGCGCACGGGAGACGGTGGACGTCTCAGACATCGAGCCGCTCGCCGCTGCCTGAGGCGAGCTGCTCGTTTAGCTTCGCTACGACAACGGCCTCGATGGCCGGCAGGATCTCGGCGGCGACGACGAGGTTCACGCCGAGCGCATCGGCGAGCGCCAGCGCCGCGCAAAGATCCCAGCCGACGACGCCGCCGGGGACGGCGCGGATCTGCCCGCCCATGCGCTGCGCGAGGTCCCACACCTGCCAGCCCTCGACGGTCTGCGGCCGGTTCAGCCGGCCCGGGCAGTCCGCGCACGGCGACGGGCAGGCCGCGCAGTACCCGTCGCCGCCGCCGAAGTGCCACTCGGCGAGGGCGCGGAGCCGTTTTTTTCCGCGTCGAGCAGCAGCCCCTTGTTGACGTATTTCAGCTGGAAGGCCTCGAAGACGGGGTAGATGTCGAGGAGCGCGTCGATGCCCTCGAACGTGGGGTCGAGCGGCTCGCCGTCGGCATCTCCGACGCCCTCCCAGCCGAGCAGCGCGCGCCGCGCGATGGCCTTCGCGAACACGAGCGCGCGGCTCGTGTCGTCGGCATCGGTGCCGAGCGCCTCGACAGCCGGGTCGTTCCGCGCCGAGACCATGAGCGCGGTGGTGAGCGGTGCGAGGCAGACGCGCACGCCCGCGGCGAGGTCGAGCCACACGGGCTCGCGGTGGAGGTCGAGACGAAGCATCAGTAGGTCTCCACATCGTTGACGAGGGTGATGGTGGTCATGCGGCCGGCGACGGGATCCAGCGCCGCCTGCCAGTCGAAGCTCGCCTGCACGCCCTGCGGCCCGGTGATCTCGAGGCGCGGGCGCGGCAGGTAGACGGCGTGGGCAACCAGGGTGAAACTCTCGCCGGAGGGGAGCGTGTAGGCGAAGGACAGCTCGGCGGCGGCGCCGTCGATGGCCTGGTTGAGCAGGGTCTGGTCGGCGAAGCGGACCTCGATCCGGCCGGTCAGCGCGGCGATCGACGGGTCCGCTCCGTCGATGCGGCCGTCCGCGCGGATGGTCTCGATGCGGTCGAGGTTGTTGGCGTAGGTGATCTCGGCGGAGACCACGTTGCCGAGCGGCGCGCCGTTCCGCGCGATCGACCCGGCGAAGTGACCGAAGCGCTTCAGCGACCAGTCCGCCGGCGTGCCGGCGCCGCTCGTCGCCGCGACGGTCTCGCCCTGGGCGATCAGGCCGACGGTGGCGGTGAGCAGCCCCGATCGCTGCATCTGCCACGTCAGCCGATCCACGACGCAGCCGGTCGCCATGGCGAAATGCGGCACGTCGGGCATGCCGACCTCGATCGCCATCGACGGGAGCGTCCAGGCGCCGGAGCGGAACTCGTGGGTGTAGGGGCCGGTGCCGGTCGTGATCGGCGCCCCGAACGCGCCCTTCAGCCAGACGCCCCAGGCCTCGGCATCGAGAGGCACGACCACGTCGCCGTCCGTCGTGACCGCATCCTTCACCGGCGGGAGGGGATCGCGGCCATAGCCGAGGAGTTCGGAGTTGAGGAGCGGCTGCTCCGAGCCGAGCGTCGCGCTCGCGAACGGCATGCGGAAAAACCCGCTCGCCGGCGCGGTGCCGTAGACGCTCTCGAACGCGAGCGCCATCTGCGCCCGCGCGCCTCTCGCGCGTGCCATCGTCGTTCTCCTGCGGTTCTTGGATCAGGCCAGCGGGTCAGCAGTGGTGTAGATCAGCGTGATCGGGACAATCGCCGCCTTCAGTGCGGCCGCACCCTCGATGGGCAGGTCGACGGGGGACGGGGCGCTCGCCTCGACCCAGTCGCACAGGCCGCCGAGCTTGCGGTCGGCGGCGATGGCGGTGCCGATGGCGGTGAGGAGGTCGTCGAGCGCTGCGTCGCGCTCCGGGGCGGTGCCGGCCTGGACGATGACCTCGATCTCCGCCCGGTGCTGGTAGTGGTAGCGGAGCGGCGAAAGCGTCACCTCCGGCTCGCCAGGATCGCCGTCGCGCAGGATCAGAAGGCCGCCGGCCGGCACGCGCTCGGGTAGCACCTCGCCGCGGACGACAGTGGCTCCGTGGATAGCCTTCAACTCGCCGAACAACCTCGTCAGGATGCCTTCTCGGACCGAGACCATGTCAGGATCGACCGTCGGGAGCGCCGGTCACCCGCCCGAGCGGGCACGGGCGAAGGCTCTGCGAACCGCATCATCGCCGGTGCCATCGGCGAACTCGCCGCGGCCAGCTTCGCCGAGCGATGCGATCAAGCGGCTCCTCACGTCGTCCACGACGGCCTCGCTCCGCAAGAGCAAGTGCAACGCAGCGGTCATGACCTCGTTCGCATTCCGATATCGGCCGGCCGCGATCAGGTCATCGATCGATGCCGCCTCGGCGTCGGTCAGCAAGATCGTTCTGGCGACCACGCCAGCCCTCCATCCGTTCCCAGGCGCAGGTGCCGCGCCGGCACTCACGTCGGATCAAAGCCCGAGTGGTCCGCGCCGACCCGAGCCAATGACAAGCATCGTGCGTCCGGCCGGCTACGGCTGAAGCGCCTCGATCGAGTAGTCGGGGCTGCCCTTCCACGCGAAGCGCCAGCTCGCGCCCGGGCGCACGTTCTGGACGATACCCGGGTCGAACGCCACGAAGCAGCGGCCTCCAGGCCGGCGGACCGACGGATATAGGAGCCCACGGTGTCCCTCGCGCCGGAGTTTCTCGGCGAGGGCCTGGCCCGCCGGGTAGCCGACCGTCGGATCCGGGTCGAGGGCCTCCGACCCGACGACACCGTCGAGATCGGGGAAGTCACCGATGAAGTCGGCGAGGAGCTCCACGTATCGAGCTTCGTCCTCGAGGCTCCCGATGTAGCTCAGCTCGCGGGTGCGATGATACCCGACTTCCTCCGCGGAGGTGAGAACGTCGTAGCTGCAGTACCAGGCGCCGCGGTCACCGCTGTTGAAGCGGTTACCCGAGGGGCGCGTGTAGGTGAAGGCAGCGTTGATTTGGGTCTGCCCGTAGACTGCGAGGTCGTGAGCGCGCCGGGCGAACACCAGCTCGCGGCGGTCGAGGGCGGGACTGCCTTCACGCTCCGCGATCAGCCGCGCGCTGGTCTGCCCCTCCAGCTCGGCAAGGATCGCGGCCTCGTCGTCGGTGTCGACAAGCCCGCGCAGGACTGGCGGCTTGTTGTAGGTCGCCGGTACAAGGCGGACGAGCGCGCGGTCGTTGATTGCCGTGATCTTCAAAGACCGCCTCGGAGGGCGTCGACGTAGTTCCTCACACGCATGATCTTCGGAAGCCCACCGGCGATCATCGCATCGACGGGGCGCCGGCCGTCGAACTCGGGGCCGTCGTTCTCGAGCTTCACCCAACGGCGCGCGAGCGGAGGCTCGAAATAGAGCTCCAGCGCCTTGTAGAGGCCGACCAGAGCGCTCAGCCGCAGCATCTGGTCATGCGTGAGATCCCCCGCGAACCCCGGCTTCTTCGCACGCTTCCAGGTCGACTCGGACATATCCGCAAGGGCCGCGGCTTCACGCCCGCTGAGGGACCACGCATCGGCAACGCGACTGAAAGCCTTCAGGCCGACGGCCTGCATGTCGGCCGCGGCACGATCCTGAACAGCCTGTTCCATCACGACCATCCTCCTGCGTCCTGATACATACGGTCATATGAACCAAGACTCAATATCAAATGAGCGGCCCGTTACCTCGAAGTCACCCAACTCCCGACGATCACTCCAGGCAGCGCGGCTTCCGCCGCCCGCGCGTCCCGCTCGAGGTCGAGCCGCTTCGGCAGTCTCACCTGCGGCACGAGAAGGAAGATCGGAGCGCTTGAGCGTCCCTCGAGGCGGCTCGCGACCGTTCCGTCCTTGCGGCGGGTGACGTTCTCGCGGATGCGGCCGGAGCGGCTGAAGCGCACGTTGTCGGCGACGAGGAGATGCGGACCCGCCCGGCGGCGGACGAGGCGGAGCGTGATCCCCGTGCGCTGCCGCCAGATGGCGGGTGTCAGCGGGCCGCGCCGGATGCGCTCCCGGGCCACCGGCGTCGGGATCGCGAGGTAGAGGCCGGTCTTCGATCGGATCAGGGCGCCTTCGTCGTGGGCGCCGACGATCATCGGCGCCTTGGACCAGACGAGGGCGGCGGCTTCGATGCTGTGGCCCTGCTTGGGGTAGCGCTCGCTGCGGATGGTGCGGGCGAGCCGCGGGCCGAGCCCGGCGCCGGTGATCTGCGCGCGCCAGCCGCCCTTCAGCCGTTCGGCGGCGGCGCCGACGCCCGCGGTCACCGCCTTTTCCGCGGCCTCGATCTCGGTCGCCATCAGCTCGGCGAGGTCCGGCGTGATGTCGAGGCCGAGCTTCACGCTGGCCTCAGGTCCACCGTCCAGACGAGGCGCTCGCGGTCCCGGGTGGGCTCGCCCTGGATGACGAACGTCTCGCCGCCGATCGTGATGCTGTCGCCCGGGCGCGGGCTGGCCACGTCGGCAACCCGCAGGTCTACCCGCGTCGTCTCCGACCACACCTGCGCGCCTCCGAAGTCGGTGACCGC